TGGTTACCATCAGGCTATTCAGGATATATTTGGACAGCAGCACATTGAAGTTAAGCCTAAGAGAGACTAGAATAAGTAAAGGAATAGAGGAATGATAATCAACCGAATATGGGCAATGCCAAATAAGTGGACATTCCAGATAAAGCCTATTGCGGAATTGTTGGCTAGGTATGTCGGTGATGGTAAAGGATGGATTGACCCTTTCTCTGGTATGAGCTCCCCTGCCGAGTTCACTAATGACCTATCGCCAGATTCTAAGGCACAATCTCACCTTGATGCTCTGGACTTCCTGAAAGAACTCAAGGGAAATTATAACGGCTGTCTTTTTGACCCACCTTACTCACCACGCCAGGTCAAAGAATGTTATGACTCTATCGGCAAACACATGGAGCAGGATGACGCTCTATTAGGTTATAAGAGAGGACAATATAAGGCACTCATAAGTCGCTTAGTAAAACCAGAAGGCGTTACGATTTCCTGTGGTTGGAATAGTGTGGGAATGGGTAAATCGCTCGGCTTTGATATTGTAGAAATACTACTGGTCTGTCATGGTTCTGACCATAATGACACTATCGTAACAGTAGAACGCAAGATACAGGGCAGTCTATAATGGTTATTGAAAAGATGGAGGTGGGGTATGGTTGCTGAAACGAAAAAGACTGGTGCTGGAACTGTCATGGGCGTCACAGGGCTCAGTATTTGGAGCGGTGTCCTCGGTGAAGAGTATTTAACTGCTCTGAAAGGCACTCGTAAAGCCAAGGTCTTCAAGGAGATGCAGGATGATGCTGTAATCGCCTGTCTCCTTGATGCGATTATGATGCCGTTGATGGCTGCCGAATTTGAGGCTGTGCCGGCTGGAAAAGCTCCGAGAGATAAGGAGAACTCTGACTTCCTCAAGACTTGTATGGATGATATGACCAAGTATACCTGGCGGCAGCATGTTCTCGATATGCTAACGATGCTGGTCTGGGGCTGGTCTGTATCAGAAGTGGTATTTAAGAAACGACTTGGGAATGAAGGCGATAGGCCGTCTAAGTATAACGATGGCAAAATAGGATTGCATATTCTTGATCCTAGAGGTCAGGAGACACTATATCAGTGGAAGATGGATGGGGAGTTTAATGTCGAGGCGATGGTGCAGCAGGACCCGAACAGTAGCCAGTATATTGATATACCGGCGTGGAAGATGCTACACGCCACATTCCGTTCAAGAAAAAGGTCGCCTGAAGGTTCTAGTCCTATGAGAACATTGTATCGTGCCTGGTACACTAGGAAGAACCTAGAAGTGATTGAGGCAATAGGAGCCGAACGTGACCTATGCGGCTTGCCGGTGATATATCTGCCCTACGGCGCTACGGATACTGACAAAACTAATGCTGAGACGCTAATCAGAAATATCAGGCTGGATGAGGAAGCCGGTCTGGTTATACCGGCACCGCCCACTCCTGAAGCCAATTCTCCAGGGTGGAAGTTTGAGCTGATAGGTTCGCCGGGCTCTAAGCAGTATGATGTTAGGGCAATCATCAACGATCTGAATAAGATAATCCTGATGAGGTTCTTTGCCCAGTTCTTGATGTTGGGTATGCAACAGGTAGGCACTCAGGCGCTGGTTGAAGGTTCCCAGGACTTCTTTAGCCTGTGCTTGAAGTCAGTCCAGCAGGAGTTGCTAGAGATGTGGAATATGCAACTTGTGCCGTTCCTGTTCAGTATGAATCCGCAGTTACTGGCTGGGGCTACTGGAACCCCGACCCTTGACTGGTCAGAGCCAGGCAGCAAAGATGTTCAGAAGGCAGTCATCGCTGTTACCGGGCTGATAAACGCCCAGTTGCTAACTCCCGAGGCCAGGTTAGAGGATTACTTCAGGACAATGATGGGACTGCCTGATAGACCGGCAGGATTAGGTGAAACTCCGAGAAGTCAACCGCCGGCTCCCGGCCCGCTTCAAGGCTTGATGTCTTATGATTGGATGGAGCAGGCTGACGGTAGCTACATAGTTAAATTGAAAGCAAGTGCCAATAACCGTTTTTTTGCAGGGACTAGCGAAGGAGCTATAAAAGGCTGGGAAACTAGGCGCAGGGGTGGGCGAATACCGGAACCAAGCGTTGTCCAAGAATGGATATCTGACCTGACTAAAAATGAAAGGCAAGTTTTTAAGAAGTGGCAGAGTGATGATTACTTTGAATTGAGATATGCTCAAAAAACTGGAGATCTTAAGTTGGCTCAACAGGTAAGTGAGTTTGAAGCCGCTATCGCAAAAGCGCCTCCGTATGAGGGCACCGTATATCGTGGCTTGGCTGATTTATCTCCAGACAATATAGATGAATTAAGAAACGCCAAAACTATAAAATTAGATACCCATACGAGTTCAACTGTTGATCGTCTAATTGCGGAGGATTATATGGTAGGATTTGAACCCGGAGGGGCTATCCTATTTGAAATAAAGCAAAAGTCCGGTAAATATATCGGACAAGGGACAGAAGGAATTGATGAAGGAGAAGTGGTTTTACCCAAAAATACCGAGTATAGAGTTCTTTCGTCTGAGACTCAGAGAATTGGGAAGACGCAGGAAATGTTCACAAAGTTAATTCTGGAAGAAATGTAATGGAGGTGATATATGATTGGTAAAAGGCTTGTTGATAAATCTATGGAGTTTTTAACAATAAAGAAATCTCATACTCAGCCCAATCCTGAAGATGTGCACATTCCAACAGCTATTGGGAATGAGAAGAAGCGCCGCGACCAATGTATGAATTGTAGCGCTGCACCAACAGTCGAAGTCCTCTGGGCTGACGGCATTGCCCGGGCTTGGTTCTGTGAACGCCATCTCGAAGAATGGAGGAGTGAATCCGAGACTCACCAATATGTAGAGTTGCATCGGTTTGCGGAAGGTATTGCTGAACATTATCAGGATGTCCTCGAGGCGGCCAGCTATACTGAAATTGCTGGCATTAAGGGCAGAAGGGCGACAACCAAGGCCGGCCGAGCTACGAATGAGTATCAAGGGCTGCTCACCGCGATTTATGATAGATGGTCTAGGAAAGCCCAGAAAGCCATTTTGTCGGCTTCCGAAGGAGAACGTAAGGGATTGGTAAAAGAGGTAGATAAACAGCTCCTGGCATTGGCTAAGGAACTGAAGGTAGCGGCTGCCAAGCATATTGATGAGGCAGTCAGGCTTGGTCTGAAAGGCAGACCGTTAGATAAAGCAGGATTGAAGGTTGTCAATAGCAAGGTTAATGAAAACAGCAAGTTCGTTGATGAAAGCCTGATTCCGAGGATAAGGGAGAAGATAGTCAGCCACTTAGATTCTCTCGAGGCACAGCACGAATACCAGCTAGATGGGCTTGCCCTTTTTGGTCTGCTCGAGTCTATGAGAAGCGAGCCGTCTGCTTATGCTGGTGCTTTTTGGAGTGCTATCTTCTTAGGAGCCGGTCTGGCAATGGTTTCGGTAGACATAGAAAGAAAGGATGTCGGCCAGAAACCGAGACGTGTCAGGTGGGTGCTGGACCCGGCGGCGGAACACTGTAAGAAGTCAGAGTTTCATTATGGATGTCCGGATATGGCCGGGGAGTATGAGAGCTGGTCCGCGATGCCCACGGTGCCAGCCGGAAGCGTGAGTTGCCTTGGGAACTGTCGTTGCCATATTGATGTTCAGAATGATTCAGGAGGTTGGGACCGAGTGGCATGAGATTCGAGCAGTGTCCACACTGTCACTACTGGGGTCTTTGGTATAACCAGTTGACTAATGAGAAGGAATGTTTTTTCTGTGGGTGCCGGGTTTATGTTCGGAGGAGATTTGAGGACTCAATAATAAAATGGAGGCGTTATGGGCGAAGAGATAAGGTGCAAGAAATGCGGAAAATTACTAGCCAAGGACAAAGGCGATGTTCTGGAGATAATGAATAATAAGAAGGAAACCAAAGTCTATGGTGCCGTGGCTGTATCCATCGATTGCCCTAGATGTGGTATGACTGTTAATTTGCCTCATAAGATGCCGATTGAGAAGATGTAGCAAATGCCTAGCAGGAAAAGAACCCTTGCTCATTTCGTAGTCTGCCGGAAATGTGGTCAGCCCGGTGGCACACTGCATAGAGTTAATGATGCGTATGAACATGAAACTTGCCCGGCACCAGCCCCGAAACCGAAGCAATCCCCTTTGCTTAATCCCTTCCAATTTAATAGACCGGACTTGGTTATTCCGCGACGTAGGTCAAAATAAACTTGACAAAGAAATATAGTAGTGCTACATTTAGAGTAATAGCTTAATAAGAGGCCGGTAGAGTCCGGGACCGATAGAGGTAACTAGCCCGATTGCGGTGAGCATCGGGTTTTTGTATTTATGGAGGTGCTTAATGCCCTTTGCTGGTTATCCTGATTTTAAGGCTTGCGTATTAGATAAACAGGGTAAGGCTGATGATCCTGAAGCACTGTGCGCCTGGTTAGAGCATGAGACTACAGGCAAATGGCCCGGGGAAATGACGCAGGGTTTACCAGCCAACATAGTAGAGAAATTCTGGCAGGCTTTTGATGCGTCTATGACTACAGTGAAAGACGAGGCGAAGGCTATATCATTTGCTGGTGAAGCTGCTTCTGCTCTAGGATGGACAAGGAAAAAGCAGGGTTGGATGCACCAGTCCGACAACAAGATGGGTACTAGGACAGTATATGGCGTCCCGATATTTGCCGTAGGCACTCACAACGGAGACAAGTACACTGCTAAAGATATGGAGCAGATGGTATCTGCCTTCAAGGAACTATCAG